GTCTCGCAGATTTGGGAAAACTGTTCTGAGTCCACGCCCAATTCCTTCGTATCCAGAACATAAGCTGAGGTGTGTAATTTTTTTGGTAGTATCCACATTATTATTCTCCATTTGTTGTTATTATTTGTAAAAGATATGTCTGCCGATTTTGACTGTGACTGTCATGCTCTTTGCCCAATATGGCAGGCAATAATCTGGATGGTAATGATCAGCACCATTCGTGTAATTCGTTGGCAAAGATAAAGCAATTTGCAACGCTTGGCTGTATCTTGGATGGCGTTGTGCCTTAGCAAGCAAAGCAGGTCTGTTAGGTTTAATGTTCCAACAAGAAAACTGGAATCGCTGTAAGCACACTTCAGATGGTGCAATGCGTCTTTTAATGGCGCGGTTCTGTATAACTTCATTGACGGCTCGCAAAGCGTTTGGCGAATATTCGCCTCCAGCTTCCAAGATAATTGTAGCCGCGACAATTTCCGCATCAGTTGCTGAGTATGTCACATTGGCGCAAGTGATCGCGCAGAGTAGTAGTATTAAGTTTTTCATATTATTATTAGTTGTTGGTGTTATCGTATGTAACAAGTTCACCCTTGTTTTTAGATTCCATAAATTCGCTACCAAAAGCAAATTCATAAACTTGGTTTTTTTCATCATCGCAGCAATCGTTTACAAGATTGTTTTCAAGAATGTGAATCATCTGTTTTTCTGTTAGTTTCATATTATTATTATTGGGTTATTGTTAATACATGGCTTGTGCCATACCAATGACCATGCTGAGCCAAACACCCATGTCAATACATTATTGGGAATAATTCAATTGCTTATAGATGCGCCATCTTGAACGGCTTTGGCGTTGCAGCATTGGATGGCATTCATCGCGGAAGTCATGGATAATGCCACACAGTTTGCCGTCATGCGGTCGCAGCACTCTGCCTGTGGATTGTATCGTTTTACGCTCAGAACGCCCACAGCCTGCCATTATGATCACATTAGCAACTGGTGCATCAAATCCTTCTTCGATGGCTGATGTGCCAATCATGCATCGCAAACTGCCGTCCCGGAATCGTGCAATGACATCCCTGCGATTCTTTGCGCCCATCTTACTATACACCATTTCAGATCCTTCTATTGCATCAGCCAAGCGTTTGCCATGATCAATTGACCCAATCAACACAATGGTGTGGTTGCCTGCCTCAATGTTTTGTTTGGCTATCAATGCAATGTGTGCATCGCGGTTTTCGTTTTCCCAAATGCCCAATCTTTGTGCCGCCTGCCATTTGCATTGGTTGATTTGTTTTTGACTGCCTTCATCAGTTCTAAACATCCAAGGCATTTTCTTGCGCCTCTTTTCAATCAATTCTTTTGAGTGTTTTTCAATCGCATTTGCTGCATCATCATTTGGAACATCATGCCAAACAACCTTTGCCTTTGCCAGATGCCCATGATCAACCAGATCAGCGCGGTCAATGGTATGCACGTTGTCATCAAACAATTTGCTGACGCATGCGTTGCGTTCTTCATCTGCGCTGAATGGCGTTGCTGACAATCCCCAAATGGCAGATTGGCATTGCTTGATCTTGTAAGCCCAACCTGGTGCGCCTGCCCTATGGCATTCATCAACAATAAGCAAATCTGGATATGTTCCCGTTGGCGCACCTGCCGCGCAGTAGATTTGCAAATTGGCTTTTTCACTTATGATTTCAAACCGATCACATGCCGTCTGCATTTGATCAACCTGCTCAATGGTGTTTACCATGATTTCCACATTGGCAACACCTTCCCTTTTATACAAACAAACGGCCAGAGCAGATGCCGCAATATGCGTCTTACCTGCTCCAGCCGGTGCTTGAATAATACCACGCTTTGACCGCGTTAAAAACGCAATTGCCTTTTGCTGGTATTCTCTTTGTTGCATTTAATTACCAAGGATTTTCTATGACTTGATCATCATCTGCAACTGGTGATGTGCCTTCTTTATACAGCACATGGTTCTGATCAAAAACAAAACCGCTGAAACCAATTTCAGCCCATGATTTGTTTGGATCGTTTTGATCTGGTTTCATATCAACCTTAGCTGTGAATTTTTTATCTTTAACGATTTCATAAAATCCAGCTGCATCTTCTGTATCTAATTGATCGCGGAATATGTGAACACCGCATGCTTTTAAATACATGAAGATCAATGTTCGCGCTTTGTATTCAGATGGTGTTTTGCTTAGATCGCCCCAAAAGAATGTTTTGCGCATGGTTGCGCCATCCTTTGTTGCATATGTGCATTCAAACAAATCTGTGCCATCGCGCTGATTTACCTTATGAATCACGTTTGTTGTTTTAAATTCATATGTGCCAGCTTCTGTGATGTAACTGCCACCTGTTGAATTTACGTCTTCGTCTGTTGCTATATATTTAGCCATTATTTTTTGTCCTCGTTAATATGATTTTGATTCATCCCAAACTTTGATGCCGGGTATTGTTGTTGTGAGTTTTAGTGCAGCGCGGATTTTCTTATCATCCAAGCTAAACAAATCTGGTCTTGCTTTCAGCGTTGCCGCTTCATCTACAATCTCAAACTTGGTTGTTGTGCGAACCTTAACACCTGCCACCGCTTGATGCTTTGCGGCTGCTTCTTGTCTCAATGCCACAATCTTATGCTGTGCGGATTGGTCAAGTTGCTGGATGTCTTGCCCTGTCTCCAATGCGTCTTGCGTTGCTTCAACCAGGATCTTTAGTTCTTCAACTCTGGCTTGGCGTTCTGCTTCAATCTTTTTGTCACGTTCCACCTTCTGGAATGCTCCAAGCAATTTAGCAATGCGCAGTTCTTCATCTTTAACTTCGTCAATGTAATCTTTGGCAATGCCATCGATTTCCCGTCCAATATCAAGAACTGGTGCTTTTGCCGCCTTCCTTGATTCTTCAATGCCTTTGATTAGGTTGCGCAATGCTGACTGTGCTTTGGCTGCAATTGTGGCTTCAAAGCCATCTGTGACTGAACCAATGCCTTTAGAAGACATCAACGCTTCAATCTTCATTTGCTCTGCTTCAGCAACAATTTCAATTGCAACACCATTGATCTTTGGCTGTGTGATTAGGTCATTCATTTTGCCACCGCCTTACTGAATGCATCAAAACCAATTTCCATTTTTGATTGGATGTCTTGCGGCAGATCACGCCATGTCTGATCAAGGTCAATGTCGATGTTGCCCTTGTTTGACCAATACAAATTGGTCTTATATTCCAGATCATTTTCGGCAATCAATGATGCCAAATTTGGTCTGTATTCCATTGGCGCATCTTTGACTTCAATTGATTCAACAATTGGTGAAGCCTTTTTCATTGGCTTTGGTTTGGATTTTGTAACTGCCACCGCATCCGCAACGTCAATTTCTTCTGGCACATAAACGCCCTGCACAATCTCTGGTGCAATCGCCCTTAGTGTTTCAGATATGCAACGCGCCCGAAGCATGGCAGCAGGTGTTTTATCCCATGCAGAACCCTTGCGGATCAATCCAGCACGTTGTGCATCATCCATTGAGAAACTGCCATTGGTCTTGATGCCTTCAAAATCAAAAATGGCAGATTGCACATTCTCGTTCTTCAAGTCATTCCAAGTGACTTTGCCACCTGCTCTGCGGAAATCAGCTAACATCGCATCTGCGCGTTTGGTCAATTTGCCTTTTACCAGATGGTAATTCTTAGCCATTTCTAATGGCGGTTTGTTTTCAACAACGCATTGCAAAGCAAACACAATGCCTGCTTCTTTGCTTTCACATCCAAACATTCCAGATCGGCAAATTGCATTGCCCATCATTTCGATGCCTTGTGAATCATTGATTTTTTCGTAGGCAGCAATCTGATTCATCGTTTGCCTCCCATCTCATCAACTACAATATTGACCTGTGGCGGCCTTTCTTTGTTGGCGAATACTTGCAACCGAAACACCTTAATGCCTCGTTGCTCTAGTTCAGCCAAGATCGCCTCAATTGCTTCTTCAGCATTTGATTTGATAGCTTTTATGTCATCATTCATATATATATTAGGCGAAATGCCCTTTGATTGTTATTATTAATTTGCAGCGTTATGCTACAAGTCAGCATCCAATTAATGGATTTTGTAATGACAATTATTATATAAGAATATTTTGAACAATATTTTTTAGGCAGTTTTGAACGCCACCAGCATCAAATTCATAATCAACCAAATCATCTGACAACGGCTGTTCGCTTGCATGGTTGCTGTCATATTCGATGCCGTCACGCAATAAGCGCACAACGCAACCATCCATCTGGCGCACCATGACGGCTTCATTTGCAAATCTGCAATCATCAATGACAATCACCAAGTCATCTGGGTTGTCTGCGATATCAATGACCTTTTGAATTTGTCGCTGCATCGCCCAAATCCAGATTTCATTTGCAACCATATTCCTGCCCCAATCTGTGCCAAGTGTGCAAAGCAACTGCCTGGCAGACTTCCCAATGCCATCAATTGGTTTCTCTTTGGCAACATCCAGATTGTGGCGATCAACGCCCATCGCTTCAAGCATCGCCCGTATTGGCGTTGCAAATGATACAATCACAACGTCATCGCTCAATGCGGCCAACGCCTTGGCAATCGTAGTTTTGCCAACAGTCTTAG